TCTTGTTGATTTCAGACATTGTTTCCAGTAATAATCTGGAAGCTTTTGAGTCCAAAGCTCCCGTGGGCAGTGTTAAGTTAGTACAAATATAAAAAGGCTACACACTGACTGTGTACCCCTCTGCAACGAACCCCAGCAAGCCTGCTGCCTGCCGGGGTTTTGTTATTCTCCCATATTGTCTGGCACGTCTTCTTCCGTGACCGTTCTTTCTCTTGCAATCAGCTTCAACGGCAAAAACGGACATTTTCTGTATGTTTCGTACTTGTCACCCTCTCTGCACATGAAGCAATTTGACCGCACGCAGTTTTTATTTGCAAATTCTGCCGCCGCTTCTTTGTTTATCATTCAATGCCCCCTTCCTCCCGGCAAGCCTACCACCTGCCGGGAATGTCTTTTTACATTCTGCCTACAAATTCCAGTGTCTTTGTCTGGCGGTCAGCATAGAACAGCTTTTCTGCTGTTGCTGCTTCTGTGAAGCCGTCCTGCTGTAAAGTGTTCGTGTTAATCTGCGTGTCATACTGTGTAATCACAATCTTGTTTTTTGTTCCCTCTGTAATTCTCCACGCTGTCACTACGTTCTTGCCGCCTGCGAACAGGTTTCTAAATTCTTCCTCTGAAAAACCCTGCTTAAATTCTGTGAACGCTGCTGCCTTGATTTTGTTTAATGCTTTCTTTGTCATTTCTGCCATTTTGATTTCCTCCGTATTGAATTGTATTGACTTTTTGTGTTAAGCACTATTGCTTTAACTGCCTTTATTATATACTTACGGAAGTATATTGTCAATAGTTTTTTTAATTATTTTCCATTTATTGTCATTCTAACAGTTTTATTGCACTTCCTGCATTTCTGTATTGGTCTTGTTTTCACCTCTCCAAACGGTTTGCAGTACCCCGTTTTGCATACCGGGCATACATAGTAATTATGAATTATGCAGCACCGCTTTTCTTCCACGCTACTTCCTCCCCAGTTCTGAATTTATAATGTCAATCACATTATTATACATGAGGTCCATTCCATTTCTGAAATGCTTTTCTTCTTTGTATAGTCCACACCCTTTTAAATCTGTGTAGGCGTTTTCAACCTGTCTTTTCACGTTTTCCAGTGTTCCCGGCTTCCATTCTTCGCCCAGCACCTCTGCTCCTGCTGCCATTGCCGCTTCTCTGGCTTCTTTCTTCTGCTCCTCCAATGTCTTTGGTGGTTCCATAATATCTTTCATTCTATATTCCATAGACTATTCCCCTTTTCTGCTGTGTCTTCCTTGTGTAGTGGTGGCAATGGTGGCACGGTGCTTCTGCGTCATTGTAATATAAGCACTTTTCGTCTGTATAATATATACATTCCGAACCGTCCCAGCCATGCAGAAAGCCCTCTTCAAATTCCTGTTCTTTTACTCTTTCTGCCACGTTAATTCCTCCCCGGTGTCCCGCTGGTACTTCTCTTTTACCGCTTCTACAACATAGTTATTCTGTGATGAATAACCCTGTTCTTTTGCAATCTCTTTTATGCGGGCTTTCATGCCCTTTGGCACCGCAAGTTCCATGCGGTCATAATTGTGGTCACGGTATTTGTTCTTTGCTGCCGTGGCTGCTGGTCCTCTCGGTATAGTCTTCTTTTCTGTTGTATCTGGCATTTTCTGCACCTCCTGTGGTTTTTAATCAGTATATCACACTTTGTTTTCTTACGGAAGTATACATTTTATACAATCTTACGGAAGTATATTTGTATATTTTGCCGATTGTTTTTATACTTCCGTAAGTATATAATAAAGACAGTTAAGGAAATCAAACACACGGAGGTCAAGCGATATGGGAAAAATCATTTACATGGAAGATAGAATAAATGGGCTGCACTACTACACCCCAGAAATTGGGCAGCGCAAGCCAGAAGTTAAGATGGAAGCCAGCCTTTCATATTATGGCAAACATTATTTTGTTGATACCCCGCTTGAATTAAAAGGCAGGGGCATTACAGAAATTGAAGCCCACTGGATTGATGGTTGCCAGAAGAAAATTGAAAACTGGCGCAGCTACCGGGTCACAAAGGCGGCTTTTGAAAAATTAAAAGCGCAATATCCAATTTCAATGGAATGTTGCCTTGACTAATAACTGCACGGGCGGCGCTGCTGCCGCCCAGAAAGAAAAGGTGAAATAATATGGCAAAATCTTATAACAGACGCTTTAGAAAGAACGGGCTTTCATTCATGGTGCAGGACACACACCCGGCAGACCGCAAGACTGATACTGATAAATATTATCTGACAGTCAACCAGAATGGCATATATAAAATTGTGTACGATAATATCACATGGGAAATTCCAAAGTTTCCAACTATCCACGCTGCGCAGTTCTGGGCGCTGACCAGTTCTGATTTTATCGGCACCATGTAAAATGCTTTTATCTTACGGAAGTATACATATTATACAATTATACTTCCGTAAGTTTGTGCATTGTGTCTATTGCTTTTATACTTCCGTAAGTATATAATAAAGACAGTTAAAGAAATACAGAACACGGAGGGCAAAGCAATGACAGTAAAACTTCAAGGAATATATAACAAGCAGGCAGCAAAGGCAGTAAAAGAATTAAAGACCGGGGACGTTATCATGTGGAACTACGGATATACAAGCACCGTGGTTGACCTTATTCCAAGCAAGACCGGAAAGACAATCACTTGTCTTCTGAAAAGCAATCAAGATGGCGTTGTCCGTGAAAGAAAAATGGGTGCAGAAAGACTGGTTGCTATTGCATAGCAGCCAGCAGAAAGAAAGGTGGAATGAATGATGGAAGTAAAAATGATGATAGCTGGAAGCTTTGATGAATTTGTGGAAAAGATAACGCAGGCAGAACGCAAAGCGCTTAACACTCCTTTTGGGCAGGAAATAACAGAACGGCTTCTGAAAATGAAGCTGGAAGAAAACCCAGATATGACAGCGGAAGAATGGCAGGACACAAAAAGCCAGTTCTTGACTTTCCTTTTCGCAATGTTCGTGAAAGAAACGCCGCAGGCTATGGCAGAACTTGCCCAGCATACATGGGACGAATTGCAAGCAAAAGAAGTATAATGCAACCGAGCGGCATTGCTGCCGCCCAGAAAGAATGGTGAATGATTATGAAAACAGATATTGTTATTTGCAGCAAGTGCAACGGCACTGGCAAGTATATTTACAAATCCGGTATGACTGGTCCTTGCTACCAGTGCAACGGCAAAGGCTCTGTGAAGCGCATACCTCACAAGTCTTTTCAAATCTCCATTGTGGACAATGACGGTGTACGCATTGATTGGCTGAATGTTAATGCAGGAAGTGAAAATGCAGCTGTCAGCAAAACCCGTGTGATTGCTGCCCGTGGCTGCTATAAAGACCAGATAGACAGTATCAAAGCTGTTGAAAACGGCATTGATTACACATATAAACCGATATAACGCCGTATTTGCCCCGTAAACGTAAAAAGACCGCAAGTGGTGTATTTATCCACTTACGGTCTTTTCTTCCCATTCTGGCTTATTCTGCAAAGCGTCAGCGGCATTATTTAAGGTCTGCCAGTGTGTTTCCCTCTTCGTCAACAATCTTTGTGACTTCTGCCGCCATCTTCTCTGCTTCTTCCTTTGTCACGCTCCCGGTAATGTTCCCGGCTGCGTCGTAAAGGTTCACTGTTCCGTCTGCGTTGGTTTCCGTTGCGCCCTCCGGCACATTGTCTGTGGCAATAGCCACTTTCTCTGTTGTTGTCACTGGTGCCGTGGTGTTAATCACTACCGTTGCAGCTGGTGTGGCTGTGAGTGCTTCCAGCGGTTCTGCGGTGTTGCTTTCTTTCTCTCCGGCTTTCATGGCATTGTATGCCGTCTGTGCAATGGCTTTCAGCTGGTCTTCTGTGACATTCAGCCCGGCTTCATCAGCAATCTTCTTCAACTGCTCCACAACTGCTGCCATCTTCTCTTCTCCGGTCTTGTCCTTTTTGAACTCTTTTGCCCATTCCACAAACTTTGCTGCCCACTCTGACAGTTCACCCAGCTTGTCTGTGACTGTCTTCGGAATGTTTGGGAAAACGTACTTGCCAAGCAGGAACGCCCCCAGTGTTACGGCAAAATATACAGCTGCATAAATAACTTCATTCATGTTCTTTTCCTCCTGTTGATTATGCAGGCAGCTTCAATGTCTGCCCAGCGTAAATGGTGTTGCTTGTAAGACCGTTCATGGTCTTAATTTCATTGTATCTGGAACCGTCGCCCAGCTGGTTTGCTGCAATAGCCCAAAGGCTGTCACCTCTCTGCACGGTGTATGTACGCACGCCGTTTCCCGGAATTTTGATTTTCTGCCCAACACTAATGACGTTAGGGTTTGCAATTCCGTTGTAGCTTGCTAACTTCTGGTATGTGGTGCCATACTTTGCAGCAATGCCAGAAAGTGTGTCACCTCTCTGCACGGTGTATACCTGTTCCCCGGCTGTTCCCTGTGCAGGCTTTGCAGGTGCCGCAGGCTTTGCAGGTTCGCTGGTTGCTTTCTTTGAGAAGTCCGGCACGCCATAACCTCTGATATAACGCCCGTTGACTTCCAGTGTTCTTCTTCCAACGGCATTGGACTTGTTGCCCTCGACAACTGTGATAGTGTTACCGTTGCAACTTTCTACAACGCCCACATGTTCTGCGCTGCCTGTGCAGTCACCAACGCCGTTGTCGTCCCAGTCATAATAGATATAGTCGCCCGGTTCCGGCACCTTTGCGTCATTCTCACACCAGCGCCCCATCTGCTGCCACAACTTAATCTGGCGGTTGCAGCTACATTCAGTAGGAATAATATCCGTGTAGCCTGCTTCAATGGCAATTTCACTGGCAAAGGTTGCGCACCATGCGTCCGTATAGGTCACTTTGTACCCCTGCGCAAGTGGCTTGTGTTCATTGTAACGGTCAATGATTGCTTTATGCGCCGCTGTGCCCTCTCTGGCTCCCATGTGTGCTGCTGCTTTCGCAGCAAAGTTCTTTCTTACTTCTGATACATTCATATTGCTTGTACCTCCATTCTTTTTATTGCTAACGGCTCCGGCTGCGTACTGGTCATAGTATTTCTGCCCATATCCTGCACGCTTTGTCTTCACCGTGTCGCTCTGGTCTGCCGGGCGCTCAAACTGTGTCAGCACTGCATTTGAAGCAACAATGACGGTCTGTGCGCTCTTTAATACTGACAGTGTGGCTTTGTAGCCCTCTGTCAATTCTTTCATAAGGAACCCCAGCTGTGTTTCAAGGTCGCCAATAGACTTCCCGGCGGCTTTTGCATATTCCAGCAAAGCGGCTTTTCTGGTGTGGTATGTCCACTGCGCCAGCCCATAGCCTGCGCCGTCCCTTGCAAAGTTTCCATAGCTGCCGTTGTCCACGGCTTCTGTGTAGCTTGTGTCAGTGTGCCCCAGCTTCTTTTCATAGCTGTTCTGCAAGTTCTGCGGGTTTAGCCCGCTTTCTGCATATAAGTTCCCCATCAATCCGGCTGCCCCACAACTGGACAGCCCTTTTGATTTCAAAAAATTCCAAATCTTTTCTGGCGTTGTTTTTCCTATTAGTCCCATGTCTTATACCTCCCCGGCGCTACTGCGTCATACTTGAAAAGTCAGACAGCGTGCCGGACAACTCCGGGTATGCAGCTTTGATTTTCAGCAGGTTTTCTGCCTTTGCTTTCCAGCAGTAGAACGCTACTGCGGCAGCAGTTACCCCGCCAACGAACGTCAAAAGGACTGATAACTGGTAAAAATCCTTTGTGACCACTACCCACACGCCCACGGCAAACGCTATGTAGTAAGTCGCCAGAATTGAAAAGATAATGATTTTTGTTGCGCTGGTCTTTCTCTCCGGGTGTTCCTGCAACTCTTCTTTTCTCTTCTTCCTGCGCTGTCTGAAATACTGTAAATTCCATAAAAAAAGCACTGCTAATGCCAGTGCAAATCCAATGATAAAAAATATTAAACTTTTCATATTGCTGTTTTGTACCTCCTATTGTTCTTCTTCCGGCTTTGACAAAGCAAAATCATTTGTGCGCATACACTCTTTGTATATTTCCAGTATGTATTCATGCGCAACGTCAACTTGCCCGTTTGTCAACTTGCGGTCTTTGATGTACTTGTCATACTTTGCCAGTATGTCAATGATATGGTCGAACTCTTCTTTTGTATGGCGTCTGTGATTTATGCAACTGCTTTGAAATTCCAGAATTTCCATACGCCAGCTGTCAACCTTGTGGTCTGTAAAGTCTTTTTGTAGCTGGTCCAGTTGTTCTTTCATGTCGTGGTTCATAAGATTTCCCAGCTGTTTAATCAACCAACGCACGGGCTGTACTTTAATTCCCGGCGTTATGTCAATAACAATCCCAATTCCCGCAAGCCATACAATAGCTTTCTGTACCATTTCCCAGACGTCCGCTGGGTTAAGCGTCTGTATTGCTTCCACTGTCCGTCACCTCCTTTTCTTCTGGCTGCTTGATATAATCATCAGCGCTGCCGTAATATCCGCAGAATAGACCGCATTTGTTGGCTGGCTTCTTCTCCGGTTCTGGATATGGCTTGCCCATTTCTTGCAAGTACAGTTCGTTTAGGCTCTGGCGCATACCGTAACTGTTGAAGTGCTGCAATATGCCCCGGTATGAAGCAACGGACCTATCCAGTGTATCTTTGTCAATCTCTCCGGCGTGATATGCTGCAAACATATATTTCAATCTACGTTTTAGCTTCTTTGCCGTCTTCTTGCGCAATTTTACGTGTGTTGACCAAATACGGAAGCCCACAAACTCAATACCCATGCTGGTTGGTCTTATGCAGGTTTTCTTGTTAAGCTGTAAATGCAGCTTGTTTCCCAGAAAGTCCGCAATCTTATTCTTTATCTTTTCCAGATACTTTTTGTCTGGGTGTAAAATTATAATATCGTCCATATAGCGTATGTAATAATGCAGGTGCAGTTTGTGTTTGCAGAACTGGTCAAGTTCGTTCAAATACAAATTCGCAAACATTTGTGAAGTCAGATTGCCAATAGGCAGCCCAACTTCTCCCAGCAATTCATCAAACGCCACGTCGCCAATGTCGGCACCCAGCGGCAGACCAAAGTTTGTGTCTTCGCAGTTTATTATTACTGACAAGACGTGCAACAAATCTTCATCAGCAATCTTCTTCCGCAAAATGTCCATCAATACTTCATGGTCTATTCTGTAAAAATACTTTGCAATATCCAGTTTCAAATAATAGAAACGCTGCGGTTTCCGGTCAGTCTGTTTCAACCAATCATGCAGGCGGTTGACTGCTTTGTGTGTTCCCCTGCCTACTCTGCAAGCGTAGCTGTCAGAAATGAACTGCTTTTCAAAATATGGGTTCAGCTGGCTATATATAGCGTGCTGCGCCACACGGTCTTTGAAAGTGAGTGACATAATCATGCGCTTTTTCGGCTCATAAACATAAAATATGTTGTAGCGCCCCACGGTGTAGGTCTGCCAGATAAATTCATTCTGTAATTCAATCAAGTTCTCTTCCAGCTTATCCGTGTACGCCATCACATCTGGTCTGTACCTCTTGCACTTTATCCTGGCTTTGTACGCATTGAAAAGATTTTCAAAGTCGTAAATCATAGGGAAAATGTTTTTGATTTTGTGCAATTTCTTTTCCCTCCTGTTGTTAAAATCTGCCGTACAAATCAAACTGCGGTTCTTCCGCAGCCCAAACGTGATATATACATTCAGTGCCAGTCTTTCCGGCTCTGACTTTCAGCCCTGCGGCTTACTAACTATCTTTACGGCTATTCAATCTTTTTCCTACGGCTCCCGGCTGGCAGCCTTTGGAATGGAAATAAACCCCTTTAACCCAAATGCACTGGACGTGTCCACTTGTGGGCACGACTACTGGCAGAAATGGGATGAAGCGGAACGGAACGAAACGTTGTTGTTGACGTTAGAACGGGGGTTGTTCAAGTTCAGCGCACCAGCACCACCGTTGGAAGTGTTGTTGAAACTCGAACCCCGGATAGGCACGGCAAGTCCTCTATTAACGGCTTATTCCCATAATATAAAAAGCAGGTGTTACCCTGCCTTTTACCAGTCTTATTTTGCAGCACTCCCATTCCCGGAAGTGCTGCCGTTCAGTGATTTGTAATAGCCGCCCACCATGCAGCCTATTTCATTGATGTATCTTGCCATCATTTCGTATTTCTTCATTGGCAGACATGGTTTTGCGCTTCTGGTATACTTTGTGCTTGCTGCAAGCCTTATTAAATGCCGCAACACGTCAACTTTTGTGTCCAGTTCTCCAAGCGTTGTCTTTTTGTAATGCTTATTTTCAAGCATTATGACCAATTCCAAAATATCCAGCATTGTTCCATCTATTTTCTGTGCAAGTCCCCTTTTCGCTCTGGGAAATTCTTCAAGCTGTGGTCCTGCGTATTCCAGCATTTCCCATACTTTGTTTTTCATTTTGAAGTCTTCCTGTGTGGCGTTATCTCGCACATTGTCCAGCTGCGGCGGTCTTTCTTCTGTTTTATTTTCCGGCATTTCTTAAACCACCTTTGTTTTATTTTGTAGTATGGGGCTTACTGCCGTAAGCCCCGCAGTGTATCAGTTCCCAGTTTCCAGTTATTCATATAAAGCGGAACGGAACGAAACGCTGCCGTGGACGTAAGAACGGGGGTTGCGCAAGCTCAGCGCACCAGCACCACCGTCGGAAGTGTCGTGGAAACTCGAACCCCGGAAAGGCAATCTTTCGCCGTTATTTCTTGCCCAAAATCTGCCCGGCGTTGTCTGTCCTGCGTCTGGATATAAACCGGACGCAATCAAAATCTGCGGAACGGTTACGCCGCTTACTGCCTTTGTATCTTTGAATGGTACGCTTGTGTCGTTGCTGTCCGTCGTCTGTGTTGTGACACTTGTGTTGATACGCAGTGTTGCGTCACTCGCACTGGTTCTGTCAATCTTTAATGTTCCAACCGTTCCCGGTGCTACAAGTGTGCCGTCCGGCTTAATTGCTTTCCACTCTGTACTTTTTGCACCCATGTTGCAGTCAGACTTCATGGCGTTTCCGTATGGGATAATCTGAATTTCACCATCTACAATGCGCATACCAGATACCCACTCCCAGCAGTTGCCGCAAAGGTCGGCAATTCCAGCCGGGCTGCCGTCATGGTTCCAAGTTACCGGACCAGAACCAGTTGCGGTTCTGCCGCCGCCGTGTGAACCGTCAATGTATGTGTTGATACCCTTTTCATATCCCTTTTCATAGCTTCTGTCCCAGTTTGTGTTTCCACGGGGCGTGAAGCCGTTTTTCATACACCAAAGGTTGATTGCAGCAAATACGCCGTTCTGGTTAAGGTGCCAGCCCTCGCCCTTTCTGCGGCATACTGCAAGCGCTGTGTCAAAGTCAATGTATGCTTTAGGGTCTTTCATCGGCAGTGAATATGCACGGTCATTGACTACCACGTTAATATACTTTGATACCCAGATAACTTCTTTTTCTACCCCGTCCACAATCCACCACGGCAATGTTTCCTGTGTTCCTCCGGTGATAATGTCGGAATACTTCATTTTTGGAATACCCACCATAATTGACGGCATACCCAAATCATCAAACTTTACTGCATTGTTGCCCCCAAAGGAAGCAACCGCCATTGCTAAATCATCAAAATTAGACATAATTCTTTATACCTCCAATCCCCAAAGAATAAGCGTGCAAAGTGACATATCAAACGGGATAGGCATTGGAACTTCTTTCGGTTCTCCGTTTTCGTCCTCTCCGTCTTCGATAACATCATAGCGTCTGGCAGGAATAACAATCTGCGCAGCGTACTTCTGCGCACGTCCTCCGGTTCCAATCACCACGCCGTCTTCTTCGTCAATGCAAATGTCCAGTGATACTTCAAAATCTCTTTCACGGCTGGCAAGATTGATTGTTAATTCATCATCACCAAACGTGATTTTTTTACTGCCGGACAGTGCATATTCAATATGTGTGCCCGGTGTTTTTTCAACTACATTGATTTTATTAGTAGCCATAATATTTTCTACCTCCATTCTGGTTCTTTACTACCTCATTGCTTCTGGCTGCGATAACTTCCGCAGCTTCCCTCTGAGCTGCTGTTCCTCTGCCCTGCACGCCAAAAGAACGCAAGACAGCTTCTTCATGCTGTCTGCGTTCCTCTGTCTTAATAATTACGCCTGCCATTAGTAAAACCCGCCTTTCACATAGATTTTCACCGTCACGCTGGTTGCGCTGCCAGTGTGTGCGATTTTGAAACCATTTAACAGTTTTTCAGTAATAACAATGTCACCCGGAAAACCGCCCGTGTACTCCACAACTTCCGTTTCCACGGTGTAGTCCATGTGGTTCCTTTCAGTCTTCAGTGCAACTGCCTGTTTGGAATTGTTGAACGGGTACTGCTGCGTATTTTTCAGTGTCACCGTTTTTGTTTCGCCCTGCAAGTCAGCTGTTGCCTGCTGCTGGTGGATTGTTGCCAGTGCCAGAAGCGCCGCTGTTTCCGTCGCATTTGAAATTCCCTCCTCCATGTGATTGAAGTTGGTTGCGTTCTGCGGCGTTCCCTGCTGAATAATTTCACCCTCAACGGGTGTATGCGTTATTGTCCCGTCGTCATTTCTGCTTTCGGTGTATCTGTCTTCAAATTCTGTTACATGGTCCTGCCACGATTTAGGTTCGTACATCTGTTACACCTCCTTTTCTACAAAGTCAAATGTAAAGCGGTATAACACGCCCTCTTGTACGTTGTTCAAGGGAATGTTTACCGCTTTATCTGCCCACAACTTATTATTCTTGTTGTAAAGCTGCACCCGCTGCACCGTAGCGGTTCCGCTTACCTGCGGGGTAATCTGCACATATACAGCCACCCTGCCGTCTTTCAGACGTTCCCTGCGGTGTATCACCTTTTTTTCGGAAACGCCGTTGACCGTTACTTTCGCATAGGCAATGATATTGTCAATGAAATTTTTAAAATCATTGATTGCGTCCGTTGTCAACATGGTCTTCACCTCCTTTTATAGCTTCCGGGTGCTTCCGCACGGCTTGACGCCGTATGAATACCCCATTGCTTGCGTACTGCTGCCCACGGTGCCGCCCTCTGTCCTCTGCACCGTGCTTCTTTCCGGGACGGTCCCGGCTGCTGGGGTTGTGAAGTGGTATGCTTCCGCTGTGTCGCCCATTGTGACCGCTGCCCCGTCCGTCTGCCCTCTGGTGTTCCTCTGCGGGCTTTCTCCGGCTCTTATGCGTCCGGCTGGTGTATTTGTATACCCAAACGCATTTAACGCCGTTTCTGCGTCAATATGCGTTGTCTGATTGGCAAATATCGTGTTTCTGTACGGTTTTGTACCTGCTGCTGGGGCGTTGAATATGAACCCGGCTGCTTCTGTCCCCACGACAAATGTTCCGGCACCGATACCGCCCCTTGTGTTCCTCTGCGGGTGCGTTCCGGCTTTCAGTCTGCCTGTCAGCGGTGTTT